GCTGCGCGTGCGGCCGCTGCGCCTCACCAGAGGCCGCAACCGCGCGACCCAGCTGCGCGTGCGGCCGCTGCGCCTCACCAGAGGCCGCAACCGCGCGACCCAGCTGCGCGTGCGGCCGCTGCGCCTCCACCTCAGCCACAGCCTCAGCCGCCACAGCCTCCGCCCGCACCCGCGCCGCACGCTCATCCCGCAAAGCCGTCAACGTCCGGATCATCGTCTCCGGATCAGCCAGCATCGCATCGACAGCCGACTCCGTCGCATACACGCCATGCCGCCGAATCGACGGCAACACCTCGGCGGTGACCCAGCGACGAAACGCCGCCGCCTCCGGCTTATCCGACCGGATAATCACCTCATACAAGCCAGGCTCGGTCACAACCCACACCTGCTGCGCCCGACCGAGACGGTCACGCATGGGGTATGTCAGGCATAAGTCATCGCTCAGGCGCGACATCAGCTGCGTCACGTTCGCGATACCCAGCGCCGCCGCCAGATCCGCAAGAACGAACAGCGGCTCGCCATACGCATCAACCTGCACACGGATCTCGTGCCCCGTGTACTCGAACAGCTCAAGCTCATTCACGGCCTTACTCCTTACTTATCTGCACTACCGATCAGAACGGCGGCTCAGACGGCACCGACTGCGAGCCCCACGGATCATGCTGCAGAGCCTCCCGACCCCACCCAGCCGAACCACCAGAACCCGGCGCGCTCGCGGCCGACGCGCTCGCGGCCGGCGCTTGGACGCGGGTGACCTGCGCGCGTGCGCGGCGCAGGGAGGGGCCGACCTCGTCGACCTGCAGCTCAACGACCGTGCGACGTTCACCCTGCTGGGTGTCGTACGAGCGCTGGGTGAGGCGACCCTGAACGATGACGCGCATGCCCTTACGCAGCGACTCGGCGACGTTCTCAGCGGTCTCGCGCCACACGGAGCAGCGCATGAAGAGGGTGTCGCCGTCGCGCCACTCACCGGCGTTACGGTCGAAGGTTCGAGGCGTCGATGCGACGGTGAAGTCGGCGACCGGTGCGCCTGCCTGTGTCCAACGCAGTTCGGGGTCAGCGGTCAGGTTACCGATGACAGTAATGACGGTTTCTCCGGTCATGTCGTTACTCCTAGTCTTTGCTTAGCCGATGGTTCCGGCGCGCCCCTCGAACGGGTACGCCTCGAAAGTGATACCGACCATCTTTGAGCCGAGGCACTTCGCAGTCATCGGCGCAAGCAGATCGCACCGAGGGTCAGGCCCCTGCAGGTGACGCTTGTCGTCGTCAGCCAGGACACCCGCGTCAACGAAGCCGTCGACCATCGCCTTCAACGTCGGCATGTAGTTGTGCGGGTCGCACCGACGCGCGTCCGGGAAGCGAAGCCAGGCGACGAGACGCAGCCTCTCCGACTGCCCGATGCCGGCCGCACGAGCACGGATCATCGCTGTCGTACGCAGATTCTTCACGGTCGGTGCCGTGCGGCGACGATCTCCACGATCATTGAGCGAAAGCATCTGCGCGGACGGAATGAGAATCTCGTCGAGAGTCCAGATTGGCCGCATTATGCTGCCTCCTTAAGTGCGAACTTCGTAAGCTGGTAGATCGCCGCCGCACCCTGCTGCGGAACGACGCCATTCCCGAGCAATCGGAGCTGCTGCTCGCGAGTCAGCCCGAGATCTTCTCCGGTCACATGCCCCTCGGGCAAGCCCATGAGCCACTCGACGAAGCGAGTCGAGAGACGCGCTCGCCCCCCCTCGCGCGTTGACGGGACAGTCGGCGACGGAGTCGGACGGCCGAGCACGCGCTCCCACCGGGCAATCGCTTGCCCGTACACGCCAAACACGCCGGTTTCCATGCCTCTTGCCACCTCGTGCAAGTTCGCGCCGTAGCCAGCAGAGGACGCCGTTGCGTTCGTTGCCTGCGGCGTCGGAATCAGGGCACCATGTGCTCGATCTGATCGGCTAGACTCACCGAGTGCCCGCTCGAGCGCCGTTTCTCCGGCGGCTGTGAGCCCCCGCAGCTGCCAAGGTTCGCCTGTGGGGTGGCCAACAATGAACAGTCGCTCTCGCGGGTGAGGGGCACCAACGTCGGACGCTCGTACAACACACCATTGCGAGTCATACCCGACACTGGCCAGGTCTCCGACCACACGGCCGGCCGCTCGGAGAAGAGGTCCAGCTGCTCGGTTTCCCAGCAGTCCCTTCTCTGATTCCACCAGACTGAACGCTCCACTCGTCAGCGCCCCCTTCACGTTTTCCCACACAACCAGACGCGGACGGAGTGTCTTGATTGCTTCAAACATTGACTCCCACAGGCCCGACCGCGTTCCCGACGCCATGCCCGCACGCTTGCCCGCGAGGCTCAGATCCTGGCAAGGCGAGCCGCCGCAGATGATGTCCACCGGCTCGACGGTCTCCCAGTCGACCTGCGTGATGTCCCCGAGGTTCGGTGTGCCCGGCCAGCGCGCCTCAGCCAGCTTGCACGGCCCCGGCTCGACGTCGCTCGTCCAAGCGACCCGCGCCTCCGGATCGAGCGCTATGCGCACAGCCATATCCAGACCGCCGTAGCCAGTGAAGAGACTGCCAATGCTGGTCATTGTGCCGACTCGATCCATGCCCCGACCTCCGCCAGCTCAGCTGGCGTGTAACCGCGAGCGCGTGTGAAGTCGATGATCGTGCGCGCGCAGGCTGTGTGTGTGACGGTCTTGATTGCGGTGGCCTCGTTTTCGGCGTCGATCGTGACGGTCACGTTTGAGCCTTTAGGTGCGAGGCGTGTGCGGCAAACGGGGCATGTGCTGTATGCCGGCACTGTCCGGATTGACTTGATCTCGATCATCGCTCGTCCTCTTCGCTCATGGTTGCCGTCCCCTGCAAGACGTTGACTAGTACGTCGATGGGCTCGCCGACAGCGAGTCGGATCATGCGAGCCTCATGGTGGCTTCTGGCGAACCGCGTGGCGACGTTGCTTGCCGCGTCGGCGACGCCTGCTGCGGCGACGACGATCGCTTTCTCCAGCTCTCGCACTCGGGCGATGAGGTACGCGATGTCGACGGCGGCGTTGGCCCCGAAGTCCGCGACGGCGGCGTTGTATGCTGCCATGACTTCTTCGCGCGATGATCCGGCGTAGCTGCGGCCTGAGAAAGCGACTGCGTTGAGCCGATCCTCGATTTCGTTGATGGTGGTCATCATGGTGTCCTGTCTGTGGTTGTCCCTGCGCTGTCGTTGCGCGGGTCTCGTGCCCGCCAGGGACTTGCACCCTGGTGTCTGCTGGTCGGGCTGCGCGGTCTTACTGCCGGTCCCGCCGTGTTTTTTCTGGTTTGCGGGTGGCCTCCCCTTTGGCCGCGCTCATCGGGGAGCAGTTTCAGTCGCTCTCTCGCAGCTCGTATTCGCCGCAGTTGAGCTTCTGCTCGGCCTCGTCGAGCTTGTTGACGATCTCGACGTAAATGTCGCGCTGTGTCGAGATCGCGCGTCGTGCGAGGTGTCGGGCATGGAGGTTCGCGATCTGCATCGTCACCTCAAGATCTGCATCGGCGGCGAGTACCGCCTCCTGCGCATCCTCGCGGATAAACAGCATCTGCTTTGCGTCTAGGTAGACGGGCACCTGTGCGACCTTCATTCGTCGGCCTCCGTCTCGGTGCCGACCTCAGCTGCCACTTCGGCGGCTGCTCCCGCCAGTGCGACGCTCCTGTGGAGTGTGCCCGTGCTCTGCAGCCCTCGGTTCTCCTTCGCGCTCATGATCGCGAACGTCAAGGCGTTACCTACCTTGATGTACGAGTCTGCGAGCGCGCGGTCCCCTCGGTTGGTGGTGCCGCCGATTTCGGCGGTCTTGTCTGCGAGCAGGGCCTTGAGTGCTTCGCGGCCCGCGTTTTCTGCGAGGAGGACCGCTGCGATTGCCGCGTCGACCTGGTTCAGCTTGACGGTGATCTTGTCCTCAAACCTCATATTTCGTCTCCTTCGTTGATTAGGCGGTCGGTGCTATGCGGCGGGAGGCGTTGTGGCGGCGATCTTCTTCGCGATTGCGTCGCGCGCGTCATCTGCGGTAATAGCAACGTCCAGAGCTTCGATGACCTTCGCCAGCCGCTCGAGCTCGCTGTTGAGCGCGATCTTTGCGGCGCGGATAGTGACGTCGGTGTTGAGCCTCTCGACTTCCTCGTGGTCGATCTCGGCGGCGAGCCTTTTCTCCTTGAGGAAGTTGCGCAGCCACCCGAGGTCGTCGAGCGCGAGGGTGAGTGTCACCGGGTGTGTGAGGTGCTTTGCGCTCATCGGGCGGTCTCCTCTTCGGGCTTACGGCCTTCAAGCAGGTGGAGGATGAGCAGGCCAGCGCCTGCGCCGCCCATGATTGCGCCGATCATCAGGAGCAGGCCGCTGGCGGTCGCGCCGGTCTTGGCAAGGCGCTCCTGCGGGGCAGGGGCGGTTGTCGGTGCGGGTCCCGGCTGTGGCTTCTCGGTGGCCTGTGTCGGGGTCGGCTCAGGCGTCGGGGAGGGCTTCACAGTGTCCGGCGTCGGCGCGGGCGTCGGCGTCGGCTCGGACTGAGGCTCATCGGAGGGCTTCGGGGCCGGTGTCGTCGGCGTGGGCTTCGGGGTCGGTTCGGTGGCCGGGCTGGTGGGAGTCGGCTCGGGGGTCGGCTCCGTGGAAGGCGTCGGCGCGGGTGCGGGGGTGGGCTTGACGGTGCCGTCACCGTCCGTTCCTCCGTTAGACCTCACGGTTGCCGTGGATTCGAGCTTCATGCCGTTGATTTCCGCGTGATTCGTTACGGAGGTCTGGCCCTCGGGGACCTTCATCTGCTCGGGAGGGTAGACGATGCAAGTCTTGACGCCTTCAGGGGCTGTGAATCGAATCGTGTTCTCGTCTACCTGGGTGGCGGTGATGTTTTCGGTCGTTTCCGGGTTCCATGTGTCGGACTTGGCGCATTTCACCGACGTGTTGAGGCGGGTGTCGAAGTCCTTGACGGTGTACTCGGTGCCGGGGGTGGCGATCCACTTGATGCCCCAGCCGATCGTGCCGTTGTCGTTTGACCACCCGAACTTGATGTTTTCGGGGCGGGCGTACTCGTAGTGGGCGGGAGAGCTGCAATCATTCGTGCACTCTCCGGTGCCTTCCTTGTCGCCCCAGACGAGCTTCTTTACGGCCTCGCCGTTCAGGGTGATCGTGCCCTCGTTTGTGCCGACAGCGGCATCCTGAAGGCGAGCACGTGCCCACCAGGTGCCCTCCACGTCCGCCTTGTCCTTGTAGGCGTCCGGCACTTCCTTGACCGTACAGGTCAGCGTCGCCTGGTCGGCGACGCACTCACCGACGACCGACCCGTCGTCCAGCATGAAGGGGAACGACGCCGCCCACGTGAACGGTGCGCCGCCGTTCGTCGGCTTGGTAGAAACCGTGAACGCCTGCCCGACCGCGAGCTTAGGTGCAGACCAGGTTCCCGCGACTGTCACCTCGCTCGAGGTCTGACGGGAGGACGAGGTCGCCTTCCTGACCTGCGCGGTCATGGCCGGCACATCCTCGGCTGCGGCGAATGCCGCGCCGTACGGCAGCGCAAGGGCTGGAATGGTGAGGGCGGCTCCAGCTGCCCAAATCTGCTTCTTCATCGGTCTGTCTCCTTCTTGGTCTGTGTCTTTCTGACTGACGGGTAATACATGAGTCCGCGCGTCGCGCGGTTCTGAGAGTCGTGAGCCTCGGTCGGGTAGGCGAGAGCCCGCTTCCTGGCCTGCCGCACGATCTCCCGTGCGGCCTTGTCGTGACAGTGCCTGTCGTCGGAGGCTTCGAGACGGAGAGGCAACGGTGCCGTGCACGTCGAATCGATCATCACTCGACCCCCACAGGGAGAGACGCCACGCGAAGCACCTCGAGTACGACGCGGATCTTCTTCCGGTCGAGATCGACGAACACACGCGGAGTGTCAACCGCCAGGCACCCATTGACTTCGGCCTCGAAGATCACGTCCTGCATGGCGAGGCACATGATGTGCGGCAGGGAGTCGTCGCCGGACGGGTCGTAGTAGGTGAAATCAGCCGTGCGCTGCAGCAGCGTCGTGCCCTTCGTGCGCGCCTTGCCCGCGTCCTTCACCATGCGCGCAGCAATGTCCTCGAGGGTCGCCGCGCGAGCAGACCCGCGCCACACGAACCAGGTCAGGACAACCATCGACGCCAACAGGGCCAGGGCCAGGCCGGCCAAGATTTCCGCGCTCACAGCTGCCCCTCCCGCCACTCTGCGTAGACGAGGACGCCGCCGACGATGGCCAGCGCGACCCCCGGGAAAAACAGCCACTCGGGCCAGCCGTCCGGATTGTCGAGGCCACGCATGCCGAAACCGATCACCAGCGCCGACAGGACGCACACGCCGCCGATCAGTGCCTTCCACGGCCACACGCGCCTGTTTCGCGTGTTATCCTTCTTCATGAGCATCTCCTTCTATTTGCTCTTGCGCCCCGCGTCGCAACCGCAGGGGCGCACTTCTTTGCCTTCTTCGCCGGTAAACTTCACCAGCTCCGACGCGGGAATCCTCAGCAGGCCCCCGACCTTGAACGAGCGGATCGCGCCCGACGCGATCAGCTCACGAACACCCGAGTCCGACGCCTCAATCAGCTGCGCAAACGTGCGCACCCGGTACGCGACCGGCTCCGGCGCTTCCCGCCTCATCGCGCGTCACCACGCTCAGCGAGATCCTCATCGGCGGAGCGCAGAGCACACACGCCGCGCGAGCAAGCGCGGCATCGCCCCGCCGACGAGGAAGATTTAGCCGCTTCACGCCTGCGGCGATCGCGAATGTCGCCCATGACCTCGGCGACCATGCCCGAGATCAGAATGACCAGGCCAAGACACGCGGCGGCGGTCAGCGCGATCGTGCTGCCCATGATGACGCTCTCGCATGTCATTCCTCGTCACCGCCGTCCCAATCGACGCGGCGCGCCTGAAGGATGATTGACCCCGACGCTTTGTCCTGGATCGCATATCCTGTCGGCTTCTGCGGTTCGGCGTTGGCACGTGACTCCGCTTGCTTGACAAGTTCGGAGGTCTGCACTTCGAGGGCGGCGGCAAAAGCACACAGGTCATCGACGTTGATACGTCGCGTGCGATGCTTGACCTTCCGCAGTACTCCGCTGTAGGAGATGCCGGACTTCTTGCTGAGCTGCAGGAGTGAGATCCCACGCGCATCGGCAGAGGCCTCGATCACATCAGCTATCCCAATTGGTATATATCCCATACCGCATAACCTATGCCAATTGGCAACACTTGTCAACTCAAGTTGCGCGTGTGTGTTGCCACTTGGCATACTTACCGCATGGGAACGGCGACTCGTTATGTTGAGTTGGTGGCGTGCATTCTGCGTGAACTTGCTGATCGCAGGGGCCTCAGTGGAGCTAAGATCGCACGCCGTAGCGGCGTGTCTCAGGCGCAAATTTCGCGCATATTTACCGGAAAACGGACCATCAGTGTAGATCATGTCCTTGCCGTTGCTGAGGTTCTCGGTGTGCGCGGATCGGACGTTTTTGCCGAGGCTGAGCGCCGTTTGGGCGATGAGTCGGCGGGGGAGGCATCTCCTTCGAGGTCGGAATGATGCCTCGCAGAAAAAGCTGCCCCCGTGCCGCGAGAGACTCGATCATCGGCACGAGGGCAGGATCTGCGCGGATTAGGGCGGCGCATGCGCCCCGGCCTCTCGCATCGAGCTGCGGTTTGCCAATATAGAACCATCCAGCTGCAAGATTGCACCGAATGATCGATTGCTCCCAGACTATCAGCAGGCACGCACATTTGCGTCCGGGTGGCGCTCAGAGACATTCCCGCTCCTGAGCGCGCACAAATTGCCCCAAAACAGCGCTTTTCGACGCGCTCAGAGACTCGCAGTGCCGCGAGCGCCATCAGTGCTTGTCGGCGCGGGCCTCCATGCGTGCTACGAGCTCGCGTTCGTACTCTTCATCTGAGCGCTGGTACCGTGCCGCCATCGCCGGATCGGACCAGCCATATCGTGTCATCAGTGCGCGCGTTGTCGCGCCAGCCTGACCATATCTCGTGGCCGAGTAGTGTCGGAGTGCGTGCCAGCCGCCAGACATGCCGGGTGGGATGGTGATCCCGGCGCGCTCCTGCGCGGCCGTGAGCATCCGTGTCAGCGCCGTGTCGCGCGCGTAGCCCGAGCCGGACGGCGCTGGGAAGAGGATTGCGGACGGCTGCTTGTCGACGTGGTGACGCAGATGTGCACGCATCGTGGTAGAGGTCGCTGCCATGAGCACTACCGTGCGGACGCCCGCCGCCGTCTTGGTCGGCCCCGGCTCCAAGTGCCGGCCGGCGCGGTGTAGTGAGCGCTCTACGCGGATGCTCATGCCGCTGTCCTCGCGCTCGAGGATTGAGACGCGCGTGAGCGCGAGCGCCTCATTGATCCGCAGTCCAGCGTCCGCCAGCAGGATAACCAGCGCACGATATGGCTCGGGCATCGCGTCCGCGAGCGCGTCGACTTCGGCGGGGGAGTAGAGGTATTTCTGTATGCGGCGGGCTTCGCGCGCGCCGCCCTTGATGCTGAGAGGATTTGCGGCCAGTAGTGTGCGGTCGTCGGTGACCGCAGCGTTCAGGAGTGCTCGCACGGTCTCGTACGCATTTCGGCGCGCGCCTGGCGTGGCGTCGAGGTCCGTCCACCATTGCGATAGCGAGGCCGAGGTGAGGTCTGCGAGCTCCGCGTCTCCGAGGTAGGGGAGGACGTGCCGGCGTAGGTCTGATCGGCGTTTGCGTAGGGTGCCCGCCGCGGCTGTGCGCTCGAGGTCGGCGAGCCAAGCGTCCGCCCAGTCAGCGACTGTCAGGCCCCTGAGCGACTGCTGGCGAGCCTCTTCGGCCTCCCTGGCGGCTACGACGGCGGGGTGCTCCCAAGTCCCCGCGGCGATGGCCGACCACTGCGCGGCAAGCCAGATCTCCGCCTCGCGCTTCGTTGGGAACGTGTGCGGTGCTGAGATGCGGGGCGCGCGCCCTGGTCCGGTGTAGGTAGGATCGTCGAAGCGCGCACGGTATCGCGGCTTCGACGTGGTGCCTCGCTTGTCGATGGTCCCGAAGGATTGCCTGCCCATCGTGTCCGCCCTTCGCGCTTGTGGGTACAAAATGGGTACACGCACAGCATACCGGACGCGCATTACGGGATATATGGGACGTATGGAATCGCAGTCGAAACGGCAGCAGGTCGCCAAAACAGGACTTTCACGCAGGATCGTGCGGATCGGCGAGCAGCCTCTTCTTCAATTCCCCCCATCTCCACAGATCTACACCTATCGTTGATCTAGCGCCGATTTGCCGAGTGTGTGGGTACACGGTGGGTACGCAGGAAGAGGCAGGGTGTCGCGATGGGCGCCCTGCCTCTTCCTGCCATATGTTTTGCAGATCACATTTATTCCAGCTTGCACCATACGTCGTGCGCGATGTATGGTTAATGCATCGGGAGGGATAAGCCCCCCGAACCTCAAAGAAGGAGAGCAAAAATGTCCACCGTCACCTACATCACCGACACCAACGCCGACCCCTACAGCCGCTACCTCATCATTGATGGTCAGCGCGAGACCGCCGAGGATTGGTTCGAGACTACACTCCCCGGCGACGAGGTCGAAGATCTGCGCGAGGCTCTCACCACCGCCGCCGTGCGCCTGACCGGCGAGGACCGTGAGCTGCTCGCCTCCAACGGCTTCACGATCACCGAGCTGCCCCTGTCCTACACCAAGGCCGACGAGGCCCGCGTTTTCGGCGAGTACAACATATTCGACGGCGATCGCGACGGCATCTACAACGCGATTGACGCCGAGTGTGAGGCGTATGGCCTGACCGACGGCTACGTCAGCGTCTGGGAGACCCTCACCGTCCTTGAGGAGATCGGCGGCAACGTCGAGCGCTTCCTCGACTGAGCCAACCATCGAGGCCCCGGGGCACACGCTCCGGGGCCTCCCCCTACGACAGGAGATCACATGCCCCGCAATCCACTTACACCAGTCGGTCTGCGATGCCGACGCGAAGCCCTCGGGCTCACCCGAGCCGACCTCGCTGAGATCCTCGACGTCAATGAGGGCACGATCCGATCCTGGGAGATCGCGAAGAGCGAGCCGCGCGATCCTCTCGGCGTTCACATGGCCCTCGGCGCGCTGGAGGACGCCGCCCTCGAGTGTCTCGACGAGCTTCTCGCACCCATCGAGGACCAGGACGAGACCGTCCGCAGTCTCCCAACCGCGCTCATCGCCTACTCCACACAGGCAGACTACGAGCAGCACACACGGTGGGCGCACCGCCTGCCCATCGCTGCCTATCGCGCCTGCGTCGGGCGCGCTTTCCAGCTTCTCAGCGACGACGATATCCCCGTCGAGATCGTCTCGCCCTACGACTGATAGGACCATCCATGCCTACCGAGTACCTCGGAACCGCCGCCGTCGCAGAGCGCGTCGGCCTCGCCGTCGCAACCATCCGTTCCTACATCCTCAAGGGCCTCATGCCGGAAGCAGATGTCATCATCGCGACTCCGTCCGGGCCTCTTCGCGGCTGGGCACCCGAGACGATCGACCAATGGCAGCGATCGCGCCCCGGCCGTGGCGCACGCACCGACCTCAACTCACGTTCCTATCTGCCACCAGAGATCGCCGAGTTTTCTCGACAGGTCTCATCGATCCACATCGATCTGCCTGTCAAAGGTCAGGATTAGTCCTAGATACGCAGAAATTCCCCCACCCGCCGCATTGCTGGCAGGTGGGGGAGTTTCCTAGCTATTGACGCGCGATTCCAGCGCCTCAATCCGCTCGTAAATTGAGCGATGAGTGTCGTGCGCATGAGAGTCGATCAGCCGCTGCGCCGACTCACGCGCCGTGCGCTCATCATGAATCTCAGCAGCCATACGACTGCCGCGCTCGTCGATGCGATCGATCCTCTCCTTCATGTCAGAGAGGCTCACACCGTGACTGTCCAGTGTCGCGGCGACGTGATCGACCGTCGATGAGAGCCCATCGAAACGATCGGGTAGCACCGCGAGCGCGCCGACCGTCTCGCTGACGGCTTTGACGGCGTCGCGGACCTCGTCGAGGTCGTCCCGGAAGTTCGTCGAGTGGTCATTGCTGACCTGCGCGTCGGTGGACTGTGCTGCCTCCCTCGCCTCTTCTGCAGCCTTGGTGACGCGCTGCATGTGCGATTCGACGCTCTGCTTGAGGCGCGCGAACCACACTGTGATTATGCCGCCCGCACCAGCGAGAAGGACCGCGATGAGACCATTGGTCGCCTCGATGATCTTCGGGTCTGCGAGGATGCTGCTCACGAGGCGAGGTCACCTCCTGAGTCGCCGGTCGTCACCGCCTCGCCCGCACTGGCTCGCACTTCATCGACTGACTCGCCGCCCGGCGTGAGGGCTCCCGCCCAATCAATAATGCTCACACCGCCGATCTTGATCCCCGAGAGTATCTGGAATACGGTCCAGGCGACGCCGAGGAATACGGTCGCCTGCGAGACGATGAGCTTCCAGGTCGCCGGGTACGATCCGGAGACCCAGACGACGGCCGTCACGACGACGGCGACGGCGATCGTCAGCCAGACGCGACGCTGGCGCGTCCAGTACGGGCGATCGAGCGCCGCCTGAACGAGCGGCCACACGACGCCGATAAGGACCGACGTCACGAACGGATCGGACTGCAGGCCAAGCAGAATGTCACTCTGATTCACGTCTATCTCCTTCTCACGCGGTCTCTGCGCCCGCGAGCGCGATACTGACGGCGGCGTTGGTTGCTGCGCCGTAAATCTCGTCCTCGTATGCGCCGACTGCGGCCTGAATGCGGCCGACTGTGGCGTCGTGTGCGGCTTCGGAGTTTTCGCCCCAGATGCCGTCTGGCTCTGCTCCGACGACGCGCTGGGTGTATTCGATGCCGAAGGGGAACTCGTTGCCGCCCCAGGTGGATGCGGCGGCGACGGCGAGGATGCGCTGGCGTGTGTCGGGGCCGAGGACGTTGTCGGGGTCCGCGCCGACTGCGCGCTGCAGGGCCGTGATGTCGGTCGGGCCGGACTGCGCGGGCGCAGCTCCGCCGCCGTCCCAGCGGCCATTGTCGATCATCCAGGCGAGCACCTTGTGCATGTCGACCCAGCCGAGGATGTCCTCGTCGTACCTGTACTTGACGAGGACGCCGTTGCCGTTGTCCTGGGAGCCGCCCATGCTGGTGTTGCCTTCGACGGCGCGGTACAGGGTCGCGGCGGGGTCGGGCCAGGATGCGCCGACGTGGTCGGCGATGCCGTCGCCGTGCCACTCGTAGATCGCCTGACGTCCATAGCCGGGTTCGTCAGACCATGCGCCGATCTGCTGTGCGAAGTTCTTGATGTACGGGACGTAGTACCACCAGGCGGCGTTCATGAGGTTGACGCCGGCCTGGAGGAAGCCCCAGACCTGGAAAGCGCCGCACCATGCGTAGCCTCGGAAGTCGGATTTGCCGACTGCGTCCCAGTACTTGTCGCCGCCGACGTGGCCGACCTCTTCGAGCATGGCTCGCAGGGCGGTGTCGACGGCTGCGACGACGCGGGGATCGTTAGGGGAGGTGGTCATGCCTGACCTCCTTCACGCTGAGTGATGTTTCGTTCAGTCAGGAGGCCGAGAAGTTCGTCCTCCTGGGTCTTGGTTTCGGGCATCGTCTGGGGATCGGGTGCCATGCTTGCTCCTTTCAGTGGGTGTAGGAAGCCCCGGCCACCTGGTGTGGTGGTCGGGGCTGTTTTTGGCAGGCCGGAGAGTGGTCTGTCAGGTCTTGATGATGAAATTCATTGAGAGGTACGGTGGCATGATGTTGAAGGGCTGCGACTGGCCTTCGACTTTGGCGACGGCGCGGTCAAGGTAGCCCGCGCCGAACGACGAGATGCCGGGCCATCTGCCGCCGCCCGAGAAGTCCGTCTGATAGATGCCGGCACCGCCGCCCCACTGGGTAGACTCGCCGCCGATCTGGTGCTGGTGGCGAGGCATCTCAGCCGTCGTCATCACGTGCTTTTCCTCGCCGCCCTGCTCGCCAGCAGGATGCGCCGACGACGCACCGAGCACGAAGCGACCGCGCAGATCGGGCACGCGGAAGCGGAAACCATTGCCGAAAACGCGTGCCAGCTCCGGGTAGGTGCGGCGGTCGTACTCTCGGCCGTCGCACAGGAGCCAGCCGGTCGGCGCGGTCGAGCCCGCGAACGCGGCGATGACGCCGGCCGGCGTCACGACCGTGATCGCCTCACCAGGATCGCCCTTCGGGCCGCGCGGGCCGGTCTCACCCTGGTCACCCTTCGGGCCAGGAGGGCCGGCAGGGCCTCGCTCGCCCTGGTCGCCCTTCGGGCCGGTGTCACCCTTCGGGCCAGGAGGACCAGGCTTGCCCGCTTCCCTGTCGCCTGTCCCAGTCCTCGGTCCGCTGCCCGGCAGTTCCGGGAAAATATAGCGGTCCTCATACGTTCGCGTTGCCGCGATGGCCTGCATATTCCCCTGGTGGATTTGCACGAGGACACGATCACCCGGATTTACCTGAGTCTGCAGCAGCTTGTCCGAGACGACTCTGATGCCGTCGTTGTCGTCGGCGTCGCGCCGCCATATGTCCGCATCAAACCGCACGCTTACGTTCCCCTGCGTTGCCTTCCGCACACACGTAGCCCACTGATAAGTGGGCTGCGCGTCCAGTTTTCGGCGCAGCTCAGCGATGACTTCAGTCAGATAATCGAGGTCACTCACCGGGAATCTCCTTGATTGTGGTTGTAACGAGCGCGGTCGGCGATAGCGGGATCTTCATCTCCTGGACCGTTCCCCGCAGGCGCTGCCCCTGAGAGACGAATTCGACGACCTCGCCGGGCCGGATATTGATCGGCAGATGCTCGATCACCAGCGACGCCGCGGGCATCGCCTTCTCCGTAAGGATCCGCTGCGCGACCTGATTGATCGCCGCCTGCGACGTCGCCTTCACGCCGGTCTCGACGTGCACGACCTCGCCTCTGTTAACCGTTGAGAGAGGATCGCGCTTACTGTCGTTGCGAGCGACACCAACGACAGCCGGCGACGGCCCCGCGTAGTACCTGTCAGTTCCGCGCTGGGTCTCGTCCGACCCCGGCGTCCCTACGCAGACCACCACGTTCGGGACTGAGAATATGTCACGGTCGATTGTCCAGTCGGCCGAGTGGATCGCCGAGTCCCCCTCGCGGAAAACGTATGACACCGGCCGGCGCGACGGCCGGATATACGGCCCGCCCGTGATGATCCCGTACGGATCGGGGGTCAATGCCCCCCAGCCGACGAGGCGCGCGCAATCGTTGAGCATCGTGAGGACGTTCGTACCTACGTCGTACGTGATCGTCTCATTGATGAGGCTCGTCCCTCCGACGCGGCCGTAATCTCCGAATTTCGTGAATCCCATCCGCAGATTCCTGGCCTTTGCCGCGTATCTGCTGACCAGTCCCCACCTTTCGTTGTCTGTCAGGTGCGCATTTTCGACCTGTTCGATACGGTCGGTCGCCATGCGGTCAAGGTAGGCGAGCGTCGATAGCAGCTCGACGTCTCTTGTCACACGGTGGTCATTGACCGAGCGGGTCGGCGAAGACATCACGAAAGTCGCCACCGGCCAGCCCTCCATGCCGACCGGAACGTAATCAACGCGGGCGTGCACGTTGAACCAGTCGATCTGCTGCGGCGTCTCTGTGAGGCTCAGCTGCCCCGATGCTCGCAGGCGCGACGTCGCAGATAGCGCCACCGATCCGGACTCGACGCCGTCGAGCAGGCCAATGTCCTGCCCGTCCGGCGTCGTGAGCATCACGCGATAATCAGCCTGCCTCACAGGCGACGAATCAGCCACGGTTCACCTCCGTTAGCTTTGCCGAGACCGACCAGATACCGCCGACCTCGCGCCCGAACTGAACGTCGGATAGCGAGCCGTACAAGACGCGGCCGAGAGGGTCTCGGTACATGAACGGGGCGGGCATGTACGCCAGATCTTCAAGTGCCTGGCGCTCACGCGCGGACGAATCCAGCAGTGCTGCAGAGACCTGCACGACACGCTGCCGCTGTGTGCCCGACAGCTCGACACCCAGCCTCCGTCCCGCGAAATACTTGACCTCTCGATTCACGAGGCCAAGCTGCGAGCCCGTCACAGGGTTCCATGCCAGACGCACCGACCGTGAGAAGCCCTGCCCTGCCGAAATCCAAACCGCCTGCGAATCCGCGAGCGCGTCGATGATCGTCACGGACGATGAGGGCATTGCCGACGTCGCGGTCACCCGATATTTGGTCGTGCCGTTGGTGAGGCTCTCCCGGTCCTTGTACATGGTGGACGGGGGTAGCTTATCTGCAACGAGTGTCCAGGTCGAGCCTCCGTCGATTGATCGCTCAAGGCGCGTTTCGACGGTCGGCGGCTGCTTGGAGCCGGCAGGGACGGCGGGGGAGGCAATCGAGATGAGCATGTCACCCTCGTCCTCTTCCCAGGACGCCGTCACAATCGGCTCGGGCGGCGTCGGATACTCGACCGTGTACCGCCGCTGAACGGTGGTCGTGAGTCCGTACCCGTCCGTGAGGGTCACGCGGACAACGTACTCCGTGCGATTCTCGAGGCGCGCCTTGAAGCGCAGGGGCGCACGCGAGAACTCCGGTGCGACGCCGAGCGCGCTCGTGGGGCCCTTGATCTGCTCGATGGCCTGCAGGTTCGCGGAGAGCAGCTCGCAGAGCACGGTCGCGATCGTCGTTGACGACCCCTTCACGTGCGAGATCGTGAGTGCCCCGTCGAATGCGGAGCGGTCGAGCGTAAGCGAGTCGGGCGCGAGTGCGACGACCGGCGCGTACGTGACTGTGGTCCGCCTGGCCGGGGACCAATCTGAGTACTCGCGATACTGGCCCTTCGTGCGGATCTGGTAATCGATCACGCCCGCCGGCAGGTCGATAGTCTTGGTCTGCGCCGAGCCTGTGACGGAAACGCTCTGCCAGGGGCCCGAGTCACCGGCACGGTGCCCGTTAGCGGTCTCCGTATACACGACTGCGTACCGGATGTCGGCTGTTTCCTGCCACGTCTCGTCGAGCGAGTTGTGCGCCCATGTGAATGTGACGGCTCCGACTGCAGCGTACGCGCCGGGGCCGGACACGGCCGGGATACCCGGTTTCTGCAGTACCTGGATGATATTCGACGGTGCCGACCGCTCTGATTCTAGATTATCGGTCTTGAGGATCGCACGGTACGTGTGAGGCACCTGCAGGTCCGCAGTCTCGTGCACCCAGCCGTCCGCGTCGGCGCGCACCTCTCCGACCTTCTTATCGCCGTCGAGGATCTCAACCGTCGCGTCCTGCGGATATGCGAAGGTTGTTTTCCATATGATGCGGATCTGGCCGCGTTCGTTCTTCGCGGCCGTCAGCTCCGCTGGCGGCTCAGGCGCTGTCGACACGCCGTTCGACTGCGGCGACGCCGGGCCCGGAATGAAGTCTGAGACGTCGCGCACCCGAGTCGGGATGATCGGCGAAGCGTACACGCGATACCAGAACCTATCGTTCGCGTACACGGCCTTGGTGTCGATCACGCTGAACGTCGGGGCTGTCGATCCCTCGACGTTCACCCAGTCGACGACGTGCCATTGACGCGGGAGCCACGGACCCGAGTAATTGTCTGAGTATGCGTCCCAGCGCTCGATCACGTACGAGCGAATAGGCGACGTCGCGTCTGCCGGCTTCGCGGCAGGCCACGAGACCGATACCGACTTGCCGTCATCGAGCAGCGTCGCCTTGCAGTAAGACGGCGCTGACGGCGGCTTCGCCGGACGCGCAGGCAGCGTGAGCCACGCCTGCATCGACGGGTGACCGCCATTCCAGATCGGCCCCAGCGAATAGCCGACACCGATCGAGCGCTCCTGATTCGGCAGCAGATCCTCACGCCAGTGAGACGTGCCCATATCCTTGTACACGGTCGCGCCTGTCGGCGACGAGAAAGACACCGTCTCCGATCCGACACCTACGTTGCCCCACCATGAGGTGCTCGCCGAGAAATTGTGCCCGTAGCCGTCCGACCGGAGCCAGAACTGCGCGTACACCTCGACGTAGCCCTGGTGCGGGTCCCCGGTGTACCACATCTCCACGCCAACCGACATGTAGCCGGACGACGCTGACCACTGAATCGCCATGAGCTTTACTCCTTAGAATCCGATGCGCTCACGGAGCGCGGACCGAGACGCGGGCGCGAGACCGTCAGAGACGACGCCCCCGGCCTCGACGCGCATCCGGCCGATCAGCTGATCGTCCGAGTCACGCACGACCAGGTACTGCGGCCCGGTCGCTTGAATGCGCGCCAGACCGGCCGCGCCGCCAAGACCTGCCGTGACCGACAGCGCCCCGGCCTCGAGGCCGTTGAGCTGCTCCTGCCCGGCCGCGATCGTGTCCCTGATCGCTGCCTCGAACAGCGGCGCACGCTGCGCTGCACCCTCAGCGAGCGCCTCGACAATCGAGCGGCCTGAGTACAGCGTCCACCCGTGGCCCGAGAAGGGTCCCTTCTTCGCTGGCGAGAACGGCAAGTACTTTCGGACGTTGCCGAGCAGGTCAGACACCGCGCCCGCAGCCGCGCCCGCCATCGACTTGATGCCATCGATCAGGCCCTGAATGATCTTCTTGCCCGACGACACCATCATTGACGGCACGCTCGACAGAACACCCAGGATCTGCTTCGGGACATCCCAGAAGATGTTTTTCAGCGCAGGCAAGGACTGCACGATGCCGTCGATCAGGCCCGTGAGGATCTGCACGCCGGCATTGAGGATCATCGGCAGATTTTCCACGAGGACCGTGACTATCGTCGTGATGATCTGCGGCAACATCGCGATCAGCTGCGGGATCGCCTGCACGATGCCATTGATGACACCGATCAGCAGCTGCACGCCCGCGCTGATGATCATCGGGAGATTCGTGATCAACGTCGTCACGATGGTATTGATGATCTGCGGCAGCATATCGATCAGCTGCGGGATCGCCTCGAGGATGCCGTTGATCAGCGTTGTCAGCAGCTGAATGCCGGCCTCGATGATCAGCGGCAGATTCTCAACGATCGTCGTCACGACGGTCGTGAGGATCGTCGGCAGCATATCGATCAGCGCCGGCAGCGCCGTCTGCAGGCCACTGATCAGCGCCTGCAGCACCTGCACTCCCGCCTGAATCAACTGCGGCAGCGCCTGCACAACCGTGGTGACGATCGTCGTCACGATCTGCGGGAGCGCCGCCGCCAGCGTCGGGATCGCCTGCACGATGCCATTGATGAGTCCCGTGAGTAGGCCTGCACCCGCCTGAATCAGCTGCGGGATACCCTTCGACAAGGCGTCGAGCAGCGAGGTGATAATGCCCGGCAGCGCTTCCAGCAGCACCGGGATCGCCGCCGTCAGGCCGGCCGTCAGGCCATTGATCAGCTCGACTCCCGCATTGATAAGCTGCGGCAGCATATCGACGAGGCCCTTCACGAGCGCGACGATCATCTGCGCGGCAGCGGGGATCAGCTGCGGAAGCCAATCCGCGAACGCGCCGACGAAAGACTCGACGATCTGGCCCGCCATATTCAGCAGGACCGGCAGCGCGTTCGTGATGCCAGTAATCAGTGTCTTGACGGCTTCAGCGCCCGACGCGATCAGCTGCGGAGCATTAGAGACCAGCTCCGCGCCGTACTTCGACACGTTGAGTATCATGTCCGAGATCATCGTCTGGATCTGCGTCGTCAGTTCACCGCCAGATGCCTGCACCAGCGCGCCGATGCCGGCGACCGCCGCAGTGATGAGACCACCGAAGGCCAGCACCTTGCCGAACCTGGCCGGATTCAGGAACATTCCGACTTGCCCGATCAAGTCCTCGACGGCCGAGCCGACCGGGCCAGCAGCGCCCGCGAGCGCCTGCCCCATCTTCGGGCCGAGGCCGTGCATTGCCTGCACAGCAGGCCCGAGTGCCTTGCCTGCGCCCTCCTTGAGGACGCCGCCGATACCGGAGAGCTTGCCACTGAGAGTCCCGAACGAGGGCCCGATGTGCTTGTCACCGGCCTCACGGATCACGCGGCCGAAGCCCGAGAGCTTTTCACCGATCGCCGCAGACGCATTCGATGCTGCCTCACCAGCGCCAGACTTCAAGGCGCTGCCGAGGCTCTTCGCATGCTGCCCGACGGACTCGACAGCCGGCGCGAACACCTTACCGACGCCATCCTTGACCGCGCCGCCAAGACCCGAGAACTTCTCCACGAGCGCGGACGGCGAGGGTAGCGCGTCGAATGCCCCGATGATCAGTGCCGGATCGGCGAGTAGTGTGCCCGCGCCCGCGAGCGCAGCGAAGCCTCCGGTTGCCTGGCCGAGGGCTTTGACTATGTCCTCGAGGGTGAGTTTGCCGTCCTTCATGGCGTCGGCGAATGGGCGGAGCTTTCCGGCGAGAATGTCGACGTATTTGCCTGCGTTGTCGAATGCGGGGCCGAGCTGGTCGCCGACTGCGTTGATGATGTCTGTGAGTGGCTCCTTGACCTTGTCGAGGGAGGTGACGAGGCCCTTTTCGACTGCGGCTTCGAGGTTTCCCCACGCGCCCTCGAAGGTGGAGGCCGACTTAGCGGCTTGCTCGGCGACGTCGGTGAAGCCAAGGTCCATGAGTGCCTTGTTGAATTCCTCGGCCGTGATTTGGCCTTGGCTCATCGCGTCGCGGAAATTGCCGGTGAACGCGGCGTTTTGCTTGAGGGCTTCCTGGAGTTTGCCGGACGCGCCGGGAATGGCTGCGGCAATCTGATTCCAGTCCTGGGTCGTGAGCTTGCCCGCTCCGTTGATCTGCACGAGTGCGAGCGCGACCTGCTTGAAAGTTTGCTTCGTGCCGCCCGCGATGGCGTTGACGTTGCCGGCCGCTTCGGCCATCTTGTCGAAGTCCTTGACCCCGTTCGCGGCGAGCTGCGCCGTCACCGACTGGATGTCCGACAGGTCGTACACAGTTTGGTCAGCGTAGGACTGAGCGGCCTTGGTCAGCTGCTTGATGCGCGATGGGTCAACGCCCGCGAATTCTAGCGTTTTCTTGAACTTATCGGTCGCGTCGGACGCGGCAATCGCCGCGGGGACTTGAGCTGCGAGCGCGGCCGTGACGCCGCCGACCGCTGCGGCGACGCCTCCGAGGCCGAGCTTACCGATTGAGGAGAGGGCACCGCCGATATGCTTCGACAAGGATTGCCCGATCTGTGACCCCCAAGACTCCGTCGCGCCTGTGAGCGCGGACGTGATGTCGCCGGAGCCGAATTCGGCTGCGATCTGCTTCTTGAGGCCCCTAAACGAGGGGACTACATCAATCCAGGCTGTCCCCAGGGATGTGCCTTCGGCCATGCCCTCTCCTTATCTAGTTTTCAACTGCCACTCGGGCTGCGTTGAGCTGCGCGTCGATCCAGTCCGTGTCGGGCATGGTGTCGATCTCGACCCTTGTGCCCGGGCGTGGGATCGGCGGCGGCATGCCCCGGCCCTTCTGCGCCTCATCTGTCTTTGCCCATTGGAGCCAGCGAAGTGAGTCCGCCTGGATCGCAGCGAGATGCGTTTCGAGCGACCTCCACTGCCACTCCTGGTCGATGGCACGTAGTGTCCAGGATTCCGTCTGCTTGATGACGACGGCCGCGAGGCGCGCAGCCTGCCTGGCTGGCATCTGACGCGGGGCGCGCCCGAAGAACCGGAGGAAGTCTGCCTCCAACTCATCGGGCGCGCGCGTCAGGATCGCAGCGAGTGTCAGGCTTTTGGGGCCAGCTCGCTCATGATCTTGACGAGCGTCTCCGTCGCGGCGGTCGCCGTGACTCGCCCGTTCTCGCCTCTGATAGCGTCAAGCAGTTCCTGCGCCTTGTCGCCCGCGACCGCGCGGAAAACAGTCGGCAAGGCGAGGATGTCGCCGCGCTGAATCTCAGCGAGAGACTCGAGCAGCTCGAAGTCGTCGAAAACGGCCGGATCGACCATCAGCTGTACGCCCGCGACCGTGATCGCTCGCAGCCCCTGCAGGTCGTGCTTGACCGTGCCCTGATAGGAATTGATGGGCGTACCCGTCTCCGGCTTCGAGGCGTGCTCGCCCGCAGCTTTAACGGTCTGTTCGTATCGTCCGAGAGCCTCGTGCACGACCTGCATCGAGCCGTCAGCGTGACGCGCGACAGGGTATCCGCCCTGCTCGCGCGGTCCGCCGTGCCACTCGATCTCGACGTCGCTGCGCGGCGGGACAGCGACGGTCTCATCTTATACACATCTCCGAGACC